ATTTTAGACATTTCATAAGCCATTTTATAAACTCCATTAAATTAAAGAAAACCCCCCAGTAAAGGGGGGCTAATGTTACTAATAACAATCAAGGACCGTTAACGCCCCATACTGCACGAGGATCAGACCATCCAAAAGAATAACGCTCATAGCCTTTGGCTTTAACGTTCATTGTATCAAAATCATTGTCTTGATCGAATGTAATGGCGTGACGCTCATAGTACTTCATACCAGTTCCACCAGGAATAGTGTTACGGATAAACCAAGCGTGTGGGCTTGTAAAGTAATGGTTTACTTTGAATCCACCAGGCAAGTAGTTACCAGACTTAATGACGTTAATGTCATTGTTGGCATTACCTGTTTGGTAGCTAGAGTGAAGAATACGTTGAGCATTAAACACTTCTTGGCGAGCAATGTGCAAATCTTTAGGTTGAATAGCAACTAACAAACCACGGTCGTTTTGTAAACCCATGATTGCAATTACTGCATCTTCTAAAGCTGCTTCAGACAAGTCAACGTCAACAGTAGGCTTGTTAGCAAACGTACCACCAGTAGTATTTGGGTGAGCTGTAGAACACAAAGGTACTCCATCACCACCTAAATAAGTACTGTTAAAAGCACGGTTGTAAACGTTAGCTCCAACGTTTTCTTTAGTTTGTCTAAAAGACATAGCTAAAGCAGCAGCACGTTTCTTAGATACTTGCTCATACAAGTTGTCGTCCATTTCTTCTTTAGTCACTATGTAACCCATTGCATAAGCAACGTGTGTATAGCGAGTAATAAAGCCTTGGATTTCAGAGTCGTATTGAACTCCAGCACCTTGTTCTTTTACAGGAACAAGACCGAAGCCAGTTAACTCAACATCTTCTTCATAGTTTTGATTGGATGTGTCTTTATCAAAAAGAGCTGTGTACTCTTCTGGATGCTCATTGTAGGTTTGACCCCACCAAGCTTTGACACCAGGCCATAGTGCTTTGGGATGGGAACCTGTGGTAATTACACCTGCCATTTTATTTCTCCTATTTAATTAATTAGATTAAGCTGTACCTTGGGCTTGCTTAAAGAATGCTTTGTTTAGAACAATATTTACTTTAGCATAAGAACCAGCGGCATTATCTGAACGTTGAGCAAATCCAATAACTGTGAATGGTAATCCTAAAGAACCACTTGTACCCAATGCGGTAACAGTAGAAGCTTTAAGAGTCAAACTAGATTGGGGTGAAGACTGTGACAAAGAGTCAGCAGCAGTGTAGTTACCACCAGCATTTTTAAATACGTCTGCTAAAGCATAAGTATCAGCTTGGATTTCATACACAACATTAGGATCTGTCACTACGTAAACATAGCGAAGACCAGCAGATTGTGGAATGTAAAGTTTACCAAGGTCAATGTCAACACCTTGTAAGCTAACACCAGGATCAGCAGGACGAATAGAAACAATAACACCAAGAGGCTCAGTGCTATCAGCGGTCATTTTAGTAATGTAAGCAACACCGTTTGTATCAGAACCACCAGCGTATGTTACTAAGTCACCAATAGCGTAGGTGTTAGTAGCATCGTTAGCAATTGCAAACAATTGGCCTTGCTCGTTGAATGGTGCGCCAGTTACAGTTCCAACTGGAGACAGACCACGAGGGCGGGAAACGTTAGCCATTTAAGACTCCTTTAAATTAATTGTTAAGTTTTATTCCACCTGTAGGTACATAGAATGCTGGATTTTCTCCAGTAATCTTACCTCTACGAATAGAAGAATCAATCGTATTATTTTTAGCTTGAAGTTCGGCTTGATCTTCCTCATACCATTCTTGCCTAATCTTCATAAGGTATCCGTATTGTTCTGTGCCTTCAGCACGAGGATTTACAAGATACCTAATTCTTTCTCCGAGGTCACCATTACGGCTAACTACGTTTTCACTCACACCACCTACTTCGGTAGGGGTTACAAATTCATACCCATTATCTAGTGCTTCTTGAATTCTACCTCCTACGTCTGTAAAGACATGTAAGTGGTATCCTTCAATTTGTTGTCTAACACTTATCTTGGCTTCTGTGCCATTAAAAGTGTTGCGTCTTTTACGAGTTCTACCATCTGTAGCAGGAGTAGGAGCTTCTATTGCTGCTTTTCTTTCTTCCAACTTCTCTACTAGACGATCACGTTTTTCAAACTCATTTAGTGCTCTTGGCATATCTATTTCCTTTCTAAGTTTACTTTAAATTAAGACCAATCAAAATCAGCTACATACTGTTCACGGGTCATAAGCTTTTGTTTTACAAACCGATCACAAGCTGCTTTTGCTTCAGCAGGAAGATTATCATACGATTGAGCATTACTGCCGCTTGTGCGACTTTGCCTACCCGATCCAGACTCTACTCTACTGCTAGGACTTTTCTTTGCACCAAACTTATTAGGAAACTCTTCTGCTAACACTTCATCAAGCTTGTCTAAAAAAGGTTGCCCTTTAAGACTTGGGAACTCTAGTCGAATGCTTTCACCTAATCCGTTTGCAATAGTTGTCATTCTTTTATCTTCACCAAACCACTTGTTACTGTCTAACCAAGTTTGTAACTCAGGTTCAATAGTAGGTGTAGGTGGAGTTACAGGAACTCTATCTGCATCTTTAACGGCTTGTTTAGCTTCTACTAGTTCTTCCTTAGCTTGATCTAAGGCATCATCTAGAGCGTTAACTTTCTTTCCATCCCCATCACTAATAGCTTGGGCACGGCTTTCTTTAATTTCTTCAATGCGTCTCTCGTAATCTTGAGCTTTGCGTTCAAAAGCTTCTTTTTGAAACTTCTTAAACTCTTCCGCTGCTAATTTAAATTCTTGTAGTTGTTGTTTAGTGCTTTGTAAATCTTTTACAAGGTTCTCGTTGTTCTTTCTAAGAATAGGAAGAATCTCACGACCTCTCTTTACAAACACATCTGCATCAACCCAATCAGCTTCATTACCACGAAAACGTTCTTTTGGAACCCATCCTTGGGATTCAGCCTCATGAAAAATTTCTGCGGCTAGTTCATTGTTACTAGTAACATTTGCATCATCGCTCATATCTTACTCCTATCTTTGTTTAAGTGTCAACTTAAGTTTTAGCTAAATAAGGATCTACCAAGTCTACATCAGCATCCAAGGTTCCCGTAATGTCTTTATCGTTAATCATACGGTAATTGTTTCCGTCTTTGCCTAAATACAACAGTCCAGCGTATTTAGCAAATATAATCTTATCCCCAACTTTACACCAAGGTGCAGGTTCATCGGCATAACATTGGTCACCCATTGCTATAACAATACCAGTTGTATTGCCCATTTGTTCTCGTGCTTCAGTAGTCTCAGTAGTTAAAATAATTCCACCTTTGGATACCTTTTTAACTTCCTGGGGCTTTACAAGAACTCGCCAACCTACGGGATTAATTCCAGAATCATTGCTCATTTATAACCTCTCTAGTTTCTTTTGACTCGTATAAATCTTCATACTCTATATTAAGGATAATTGCGATTGCTCGGCATCTACCTTTAACTTCCTCATCTTCATCATAAGAATTGTTAACCAATCCTTCTTTCATCATTTCCCTATCGTTAGCTAACATCTTCATCAGACGTTTAGTAACTGGGTGTTGTTTCCACTCTTCAAAATTACCTGGGCTTACTGCTTCCATTTTCTCTCCTTACTAAAAAACTCTTACTGAGGTAATTGGGGCATCTCCTGTTGTTGAGGCTGTCCCATACCTTGTTGACCACCCATAAGATTACTTACCATGTCATCTCCAGGGGAATCTTTACCATGCTTCATCATAGTGTCGTACACACTATTCATTGTACTTATTGCAGTTAACAAACCTTCTCTACGTTCTCTTTGTAAACCAATTTGCATATTAATTTCTTGTATACGCATCTTCTCACCCTCAGTAGCAATACCAATCTTAATGGCTTCTGCTTCTGCTTGTAGTTTTTGAATCTGAGCTTGGTTAAGTTCTGCTTCAGACATAAGTTTAAGCAAAGCCATTTTCATTTCTAATTGGTCAGAAGCTTGTTTAGCTTGTATCTTAAGCTGTTCAATTTGTAACTTAGGATTAACTGGTGGAGGTACAGCGTTAGGTCCTTTAGGATCTGGCAATACCTTTTCAATATTTGTAATCTTCATAGCTCTTAAGAATGTACGTTCTACTTCATAACGGTTATACAAACCAGGAGTAGCAGCCACTCTTGAAGCTATACCCATAGCTTGATTTAATCTTTGTGTATCAGATGTAATACTTGGGTCAGCAGTTGGGCAAACATCTGTTACAGGACCCTCGTAATCATCAGTTAAAATAATACCTGCATTTGTGGCATTAGATACGTAATGTGTGTTTTCAGAAATAAAAATTTGATTAAGTCTGTATAGCTTACGAAACTCTTGTTTAAGACTACGGTGAGTACGTTTAAAGATACCGTTAAATATCTTCATACCTTGTTCAGCCATAGTACGAGTAGTTTCAGCAGGAGTATTTTGACCAGGGTTTTGACCTGTCATAACGTCTACAGCACCACCAATACGTTCTCCATAGTTAATCAAAAGATTAAGAAGAGTAAACATAACTTGAGAAGGTTCACGTACTGGTAAAGGAACAATACCTTTTCTTAAATCATCTCCAGTGGTGTCTACGTGTTTCCACTCCATTGGATTAAAACTATAGTTACCACCACGGAGTTTAATACCACGACTTAAGAATCCACCAGCAGTGTTAGCTAAAGTACCAGCATCAATAAGCTGGTTCATAATGGTGTTGATTGATTCGTTAAGTGGTCCAAGCAACACACCAAAACCTAAATCATAGAAACCACCATCAGGTGATGGAATGAATGGATACTTAGTAAAGTACTGTTCAGCTTTAATACTTAAGATTACATTTTTACTATTTCTTTCTACATCTTTTTCGGTGTATCTAGCAACAATCCTAGCAACCTTTTTAGTGTCTCTACGAACATAGACAATATAAGGTTCAGCGTAACCGTCATCATCAAGATCAATAAAACAATGCTGTTCAAGAATTTCATAAGGAGTACTTCCATCTGTAGGCTCTGGTGGCATTAAACCTTGAGCTTTGTCCTGTAAATTTTGTAAACCCTGTCCCATTGAAAGAACAGAGTCTTGTTGAGGACGACCCTCAGATACTTCTAACCACAATCCACGAGCTACTCGCTCATAGATGTCGTTCTTATTCATTGGTAAGATATGGGTAACTCTGGGAGCACTTTCTAAACTTTTAGTCCAATAATTAACTACTAGGTCTTTAGCTAATACGTTTTCACTAATGTTGTGCTTCTTAATTGGATCGTGATAAGTCTTTTTAAAAGCACAACCAATAATAGGTTGTGTAATTAAAACTTTATCCATCTCTGATTCCCAGTCTTCGTCTTCTTCAAAGATCTGGTAACTCATATGTTGTTCTACTCGTGTAGCTCTCATGCTACGTAGACCGTCTTTATCTTCTCCAACTATCCTACATTTAACAGGCAAATCACTGTCAATAAGAACAGGATAGCTACGAGCATGATATTGCAATGCAGCAATAGTAATAAGGGGAAACTTAACATTACTGGCATTAGCCCAAGGAAAGTTTTTAGTCTCAGCTATTTGTAAAGCTAGTTTTAAAGACGCTTCTGTACGTTTTTCCCAAACACTTCTAGATTGCAAGTCATTATCAAAGTCTTTGACAACTTGCATACCAATGGTTTTTAAATCTTCTTCACAAAGAAGGTTAGCAATATTAGCCTCATACATGAGGTCGTTAATATCAAATTTGTCTTTTAGGTTCATATATTTTAATACCCACAAACAATAGAACGACCTTGGTCTGCTCCTATA